ACTTGATCTATTGGTTGTAGTATTATCACCTAAATTACCATAATCATTATATCCCCAAGTCCATAGGGTTCCATCAGTTTTAACTGCGGCAGAAAAATAATACCCAGCACTTATTTGTTTCCAATTAGTACCGGCTCCAGAAGGTCCAACGGGAACGGTCCTGTCTGTCATTGTTCCATCGCCTAATCCGCCGTAACTATTGTTGCCCCACATTAATAATGTGCCATCGCCTTTTATTGCACCCGAATGAATGTGCCCGGCAGATATACTTTTCCATCCTGTAGTAGTACTCACATAAGATGCTGATCCCGGGCTTGATCTTGATGTTGTGCTACCATCACCTAACTGTCCTGCATTGTTGTAACCCCACGACCACAACTTACCATCAGTTTTAATTGCAAGCGAATATTGATATCCCATATCGACAGTTTTCCAAGTAGTTCCTCCGCCAGCAACTGTACCCGGGCTTGATCTATTGGTTGTTGTTCCATCACCTAACTGTCCACTAGCATTATTTCCCCATGTCCATAATGTTCCATCAGTTTTAACAGCAGCCGACGAGCAAAAAGTGCCAAAAGTTAATTGTTTCCAGTTACTTCCTCCACCAGCAGTTGTACCGGGAGATGATCTTGATGTTGTGTTGCCTGTTCCTAAGCAACCAGAATAATTATCTCCCCATGTCCATAGAGTTCCATCAGTTTTAATTCCCCCTACGGGTCCATTCCAATAGTTATAACTTTGTTCATTTCCGCCTACAGCCACCATTTTCCAATTAGTTCCTCCACCAGCAGTTGTTCCCGGTGATGATCTTGATGTTATTGAATCATCACCAAGCTGACCTTTATTGTTATTTCCCCAAGTCCATAATGTACCATCAGTTTTAATTCCAGCTGCATAATTTGTAGCAACATAACCTGCGTTTTGATTATACCCCCAGCTGGTATCTACAGAAACCCAATTAACACCACCACCAGCCGTTGTTCCCGGCGATGATCTATTGGTTGTAGTACCATCACCTAGATGCCCGCCGCCAGCACCATATATGCCCGCATTAAATCCCCACGACCACAATCTTTCACCGACGAATCGATCAATGATTTCAGTCTCTTTTAGAAAGACACGATCAAACTCTTCTTCACCAAATGTTTTAAATCCAGATGGCATTTACTTACCTTCTAACTTTTCTATTCTTGTTGTAAGTTCTTTTATGGCCTCAACAAGAACACCTACGACACCACCATAGTTAACTGACTTCTCACCATTATGTCCTGTATGTACTAACTCTGGTAATAGCTTTTCTACTTCTTGAGCAATAAGCCCAATAGAAGGAGTACTGGTTTCTTTCCAGTTAAACTTAACACCGCGCAAATCGTTTACAGTATTCAGCGCATCGTCAACCGTTTTAATATTTTTCTTTACTCTCTTATCTGAAAGAGAGTTGAAGATAGTAGCATTCAACTGACCAGTAGAAGGCGTGAAGTACAACTTCGTAGTAGTAACTTTACCAGAAGACAATGTTCCAGAAGAAGTGGTTGACATTACTGGATAATGTGTTGTAGCACTTGCTGTTTCATCAGCTAAAGTTACTCCACCGCCGCTTGCTGCTGCTCCCCAGAATACTGTTGAGCCATTTGTTTTCAGGACATAATTTGATGTACCAAGAGTTCCGTTAGCTGACAAACCCTTGACTATAGTATTACCCGCTACGAATAAGTTTGTAGATATGGTAGCACGACCTGTAACACCAAACCAACCAGTCGCGTTGGCTCTTTTTCCAGCAGCACCAATAGTTGTATTACCTGCTACAGATAAGTTACCGTTAGCTACAAGAACACCGTTTATCACTGTCCTATCTGTTGTGACAGTAGGATCACCTAGAACAGTATTACCGGAAACATAAAGATTAGTTGATACTGTTACTCGTCCCGTATGCGCGAGTATCCCCGATGTTGTTGGATTTGACTTGGTAGTGTATAGAGTGATAGCATTAGCAACTTGCAGATATGTTCTACTGTTGGCAACTGTCAATCTATTGTTGAACAACGTCGTAGCATTAGCAACTTGCAGATACTGAGTAGTAGAACCTCCTCCACCGGCAGATTCTCCCCAGAACGTCGTAGAACCATTAGTCTTTAGAACATAGTTTGATGTACCAAGAGATCCGTTAGCAATCAATCCAGAAATCGTAGTGTTTCCAGAAACAGCTAGATTAGTTGATATTGTTGCTCTTCCTGTGTGCGCGAGCAATCCTGATGTTGTCGGATCTGACTTGGTGGTGTATAAGGCAACAGCATTAGCTACCTGAAGTCTATCATTAACGTCGATGTTATTAGCTAATGCATTCCAACTACCGCCGTGAGCAAAATACATTTTACCATCAGAATGGCTGTGCGCTATAGCACCATGATAAGATGCAGCTGATGGAAAAGCCGCTTGATTGTCAAAGTAAAATGGTATAATTGATCCAACAGATGGTGCGACTATAGCACCTGTGCTGCCAATAGTGACCAAACTATTTCGAGTTAATTTTCCAGTGGCCCCATCAAACACTACTATAGCGTTGTTTGTGGAGCTCGCTGGTCCGACTACGTCACCAGCGCCGCCAGCAGCAGCAGTTGCCGCCCAGAACGTCGTAGAACCGTTAGTCTTAAGAACATAATTTGCTGTTCCTAATGATCCATTTGCTATCAATCCAGATACTGTAGTGTTACCAGAAACATCTAGATTAGTTGATATTGTTGCGCGCCCTGTATGAGCTAACAATCCCGATGTGGTGGGAGATATTTTAGTAGCGTACAATGTAGCAGCATTAGCTACCTGTAGATATGTTTTGCTGTTAGCAACTTGCAGATAAAATCTACTATTAGCAACAGTCAGTCTATTATTAAACAGGATCGTAGCGTTGGCAACTTGAAGATATCCGGCAGTATTTGATCCTCCTCCTCCGCCAGTAGATTCTCCCCAGAAAACAGTTGTGCCATTAGTTCTTAGAACATAATTTGATATACCGAGAGTTCCGTTGGCAATCAATCCAGATACTGTAGTATTGCCAGAAACATTAAGGTTCGTAGAGATAGTCGCTCGTCCTGTGTGCGCGAGCAATCCGGATGTAGTAGGGTTTACTTTGGTAGCATACAATGTAGCAGCATTTGCGACTTGCAAATATGTTTTGCTGTTAGCTACCTGAAGATATGTCTTACTATTAGCAACCTGTAAATAGTTCCTACTGTTAGCAACTGTGAGTCTATTGTTAAACAGTGTGGTCGCGTTAGAAACTTGTAGATACTGTTTGCTATTAGCAACTTGAAGATATGCTTTACTATTTGCAACTGTCAGTCTGTTATTGAATAACGTAGTTGCATTAGATACCTGAAGATATCCGGCAGTATTTGATCCGCCGCCTGATAGTATATTACCACCAGCGGTTGTGCCGTCGCCTATGTATACATTTTTCGTATCTGTAGTATAGATAAATTCGCCTTCTGCAGGCGTAATTGAAGTTCTGCTTGCTGCCAAACCTCTGCGAATTTTTAATGACATTTTAAAATGACTCCAAATCTAAATTGAATGCCGCAGGAGAAACAAACGTTCCTAAATCCATTCCTAATTGATTTAAAAAAAACATAATAGGATCAGTGACTGTATTATTAAAAGTTCCAAAGTCGAATGTGTCGGCCTCAGGTCCAGCTGGACCTTGAGCTCCTATAGGAAGACCCCAAAACGTCGTAGTACCATTCGTCTTAAGAACATAATTCGTTGTTCCGGGAGATCCATTTGCGATCAATCCTGAAACTGTAGTATTACCGGATACGGAAAGATTAGTTAGTCTAGATCCGATTTCGAATACAGCTGTGCCGTTCGAAGAATATAGTTTCTTGTCTTTTGTGTTGATTGCGATTTCGCCTGCAGCAAAATCTGCTATAAGTGGTATTTTACCCGCAACACTACTGCGCTTTATTTTAATAGTCGAAGCCAACCAAATCTCCTAAAGAGGAAGTGGGGGGAAAGCACTCGTTCCCCCCACTGGTTAATTTAAAATCAGTTAATACGTTCCGCCATCTACTATAGCTTCAATCGTTGCAATTTCATACCCAGCTCCTCCAGTATTTACTGTTGTGGTGGGCTCAGCCGATAATCCATAGTAAAATTTGAACACACTATCTGTCGCGTCTCTGAATAGTCCCGAATATTTAGTTCCTCCAGAAACATATTTCCCGTAGAATCCTGTATCAACCGTATCAGCAGCATTATTTGCAGCCAGCTTGATCATCGAATCGTCGACGTTCAATGTCTGAGATGAAATATAAGTTACTGATCCTTCGACTGTTAAGTTTCCATCAACATGGGTATTACCTGTTATGGTGAAGTTATCACCAGTATGCAGGAAGTTACCAGTCGATGACGGATTAGCTTTTGGTAGAAAGTTCGTAACAGCATTAGAAACTTGCAGATATTGTTTGCTGTTGGCTACTTGTAGATAAGTCTTGCTGTTAGCGACTTCTAAGTAGTTTTTGCTGTTAGCAACTTGCAGATAAAATCTACTGTTAGCGACTGAGAGTTTGTTGTTAAACAGCGTTGTAGCATTAGATACCTGAAGATATTGCTTGCTATTAGCAACTTGCAAATAAGTTTTGCTGTTGGCTACTTCGAGATAATTCTTACTGTTAGCAACTTGCAGATAAAATCTACTATTAGCGACCGAGAGTTTGTCATTGAATAATGTAGTAGCATTAGATACCTGAAGATATTGTTTGCTATTGGCTACCTGTAAGTAGAATCTACTGTTGGCGACTGTGAGTCTGTTGTTAAACAGGGTAGTCGCGTTAGATACCTGGAGATATGCTTTGCTGTTAGCAACTTGCAGATAATTTGGCGCTGTTGCTGATTCTATTGCGAATACTGTTGTACCATCAGACGAAAATAGTTTCTTATCTACGAGATTTATCGCCAGCTCGCCTGCTTGCAGGGATGCAGGCGTAGTACCTCCTGTAGTACTTCTTTTAATTTTAATTACTGATGCCATGATTAAGTCCTTTTTTGTGATTGACTATTTTAAGAATTTCTAGTTCTAGAACCGATAGTCATTCTTTTTGATTGCACATCAGGTTCTGTTTGTTGTATGTTACTTTCTTTATTTATATTTTTTAATGAATTCAATTCTCTTTCTAATATAATATTTTTTGTAGTTAACATCAAAATAGATTTATTCATTTCTTGAATCTGATTTTGTTGTTGTTCGATGTATATGTTTAAAATTTCATTTTCTTTACTCATCAAAATGTACCACCATCAGCGTCACCAGAAATAGTCAAAGAAGTACTGTTAACAAAAGTAGGACTACCATCAACGATAGTCAATACTTGTCCGTTTGCACCTGTAGCAAAACTATATGTTATACTATTAGCTGCGAACAATACTCCTCCGGGCGTTAGAGAAGTAAATCCTGTTCCACCATAAGTAGGACCAAGAACCCCATTTAAAATCACATTTGTTATACTAGAATTACTAATAGTTACGCCAGAAAATACTGACGGAAACTGCGAATCAAAGGTTCCGATAACAGTATTAGCTTGGTTTCGGAACACAACAGCGCCCGGTTCTCCACCAATTTTAAATCCACCAAGATTAATGGTGTTAGCAGAAAGATAGAGATCTTTCCAGCGTTTGGTTGGAGTTCCTAAGCTGAATTCTATATTGCTTGTAGGTACGATATCTGTAGTGACATTTAGCAAATTTGTAGCAGCTGACAGCTCGCTGAATCTAGCTAGACGTATTCCGCCAACAGTAGAATTATCATGAACACGCAAAGTCTTATTAGTGGTGTCAACCGTAATCTCACCGTTCGCTCCCGTGAACGAATTGTGTTGAGTAGCTGTACCTCTTCTAAACTTTACTTGAATTGGCATTAAAGCGTTCCGTAATCCCTACTAAGTTCTATATCAACAGCTCCTACAATTGTTCCGTAATCTATTGCTTCGGCAGAAAAATCACCGGAAGATTCGCCAACCGCATTACCAGCTTTCCACTTCTTAAGAGTATTATCCCAAACGAGCGCTTGACCTTCAGTGGCTGCGTCTACTGAAACGTAATCCACATCGTCTAATCTATTTAGGCGTACTTCGCCGGAGCCTGCAGAAGACCCTCCAGCGGTAGAAATGTTAAACGCAAGTCTCGACATTCTCTTGTCGATTGCGTCTTTAAATAATTCGAATTCTTTTTTTAATGGTTCTACATTAGCTTCGGAGCCAGGATCTCCCTTATCTCCTTTTTCGCCTTTCGCACCTACCGGTCCGTCTTTGCCGTTTGCGCCATTTCGGCCAGGAAGGCCCTGTGGACCTCTTTCTCCTGCTTCGCCTTTTGTTCCATCACGGCCATTGCTTCCGTTGGCTCCGTCAATACCTGACGGCCCTCGTTCGCCGCGTTCTCCACGCTGCCCTCGTTCACCAGGAGCTCCCTTTTCACCTTGTTTTCCTCGTTCACCTTGTTTTCCTTCTGGTCCAATGCCACCTGTTTCTCCTCGATTTCCCGCAAGACCCATAGGACCTACAGGACCTGTTTCTCCTTGCGGACCCATAGGACCAATTAGTCCTTGCGGACCTTCTGGACCTATGAGACCACGTTCCCCTTGAGGACCGGGTATAAAATTTTCTGAAATTACCTTTTCTTCTAGTTCCTTAAGAACGCTTATCAGTTCTTCACGTACTAGATTAGATTCAGACTTTGCGAATTTGGAAGCGATAGAAAGGAGTTTTGCTCTTTCTAACTCGTATGTCGGGCTAGTGAAGTATTCATGAAACTCTCGAATAACTTCATTGCGCACTTCTTCAGCTTCGGCCTTAGCAAATTTGGCGGCGATTGAAAGAAGTTTAGCTTGTTCTAGCCCATCCATATCTAGAGTTCATCCCTAAACTCTTCCAATTCGACAATATCTTCTTTAGACACACGCTCAATAGCTCTGGTCATGCTTTCTATGAGTTTCTTATCGTCTTCGGTAAGTTCTTTAGGAATAAACTCTTCCTTCTTCACAGAAGGCTTAGTCGCGCCAGGAACTTCGTGCTTGACGTTAATTTCTAATTTCTGTGGAGTAGATTTTTCTTTTTGTGTGTTCTTAGCATCCTGATCTTTCTGAGCCATTTGCTGCTGCATTTGCTGTTGCTGCGCATTCATATCACTTTCCATCGGATCTGGCTCAGCAGCAATTTGCTTATCCATTTCTTTGATATCATCATCAGTTTGACGAAGAACGTTTTTGCGAACCCACTCGGTCGAATAATACTTGCCAACATATGCGTCAACAATACCAAGAGTTGCTAAACGCTGATTGATCATTTCTTGATCTTTGATCTCAGCATAATAATTATCGCGCTGAAAATCAAATTTAATATCGTTCTTAATATCTTTCCATTCTTCGCGAGTCATTACTCCCTTAAGAAGTAATTGAATCTCAAGAATGTTATCGAATAGATGTGTAAATCTATCGCGAAGTCTATCCGTAAACTTAGCGAACTTGATTTCGTCGCGAGTAATTTCGCCCTGACGACCCATAGAAAATGAGCCTTCGGGTTCAAGACGAGATACTGGAACTGACAGAGACTTATAAAGTTTCTTGCGGAAATACTCTACGTCTTCCATTTGTCCGAGATTTTCGCCGCCTGGAAGTGTGGTGATTTCAGTTCCGCGTCCACCTTCACGACGAGGAAGCCAATAATCTTCCAGCATCGTCATGAACTTACGAGCATCTTTAACTGCGCCAGTATCAGCATCATAGACAAGACGATTCTTATGGCGAACCATCATGTCACGAACATACTGTTCAGCTTTTGCTTTTGGTAGATTACCTACGTCGATGTAGAAAATACGACGCTCGGGCGCTCGCGCGAGACGATAGATAACTACAGCGTCTTCAAGCATGCGCAGCTGATTAAGAGGCTTAATCGCTTTATGCAGATATGATAGTACCATTCTATTGCGAGCATCCATCAATCCACTATGCACATAGCAGATAGCATCTTTCGAAATCTTAACGCCCTGCGTCATAGTTCCCGACGCCATGCCTGCGGGATTGAACAGATAGTATTCTTCGAATGCTGGAGCAATTAGTTTGGAATTTTGTCCTACAACGGGTGTGCGTTTAATTGGCTGACGAACTTTGCGGATACGTCGTGGATCAATATAACGCAGTTCTTGGATTCCGTTGCGAGGAGTTTTAGTGTCGATCATTATATGATAAAACAAACGACCATCAACATACCAACGACGGAATAGTTCGTATGATAGATTAGAAAAGTCGAGCAACTTTAATACTTCATCAAACTCTTCCTTGATGCGCTTCTTGACGCTATCAGGTTGTTTTACTTCATCGAGATTGATTGATATCGGATCCGAGTGATCGTCTGTGATAATAGCTTCATTCACAACATCGTCGATAGCAGCTTCGCACTCTGGATAAAGTGACATCTCACGATATCGAGTGACAAGCTCAGATTCATTTTTAGAAGTGCCTTCTAGATCAACGTATGTACCATATGCGCCTCCAGGCGCGACTTCCATCGCGCCGTCTGTATTAGGAGGAGGAGCAAATGAGGGTACTTCTACCGCACGTTTTTCTTCAACGTCATCTGCTTTCCCGATACGGAAGCCAAATAATTCGATCGCCATTTATATTCCTTCAGTTTAAAAATATCAAAGAAGGCGATCGGATTAACCTAAGATCACCTTATTGTTGATGTCGGCATCAACCGTCCAGTAATCGTATGCGAATTCTACTGTGAATTCTTCGATGGCATCAGTTGTTTCCCAGTTCAGATCGATTGACGATACATTAATTGGGAAGATGTTAACGAATGTATATTCACGAGTAGGAATAGCAGAATCACCAACAGTACCGCCTCCGCCAAGAACGCTTGTCTTAGCATAATGGCGAACAGTAGCAATAGTGCGATACGATCCCAAACCAATTTCAGAGTTAACACCAGGATTACGAAGATTGTTTTCGTGTGAATTGATAAACGAACTCCACTTCTCAAACGAATTTCGTACAAGAAAATCGTCATCGTTCATGACAGTAACAGACCAATTTTCGAATGTTCTGTTACCAGCAAGTTTAACTTTGCGACCGAAGTATGGAACTTCAATTTGTCCAACGGTGCTTGTGGGCACCGTTGTTGCTTTACACACAAAGCGGAATTGTGATTCCGCTGCAGCCTCTGCAATCGCTCCAGGAAGTGTCATAAACACTTCAAAGAGTGATGCTCGCGCTCCGCCATATGGAAGTCCTTGTGCGGCGAATGTGGACACATTAAAGGGCATTTCTTTTAATCTCCCTATTGTTTAAAGTATTTATTCCGCCTATTAGAACTTTCCGACGACTTCAGAGAAGTCAACACCAGTGCGAACTGCAATGAAGTTGAGCTGAATGAAGTTAATCGAGCGAGCAGGCTTAATGTAGATGTCACCAACGAATTCATTGCGATCAATGATTTCGCCAGGATTGTTTGAATCATCACAAACTACGCGGAAGTCTGTGATACCACGACGACCCTGAACGTCACGAAGGAAAGGCTCAACCATAGCTCTGAACTGAGCGCGAGTAAATGCGTCGTTGAATTCGAACAGCATGTACTTAGCAGCCGTAGCAATAGCCTTTTCCAGAACGATAAACAAACGACGAACGTTGATTCTATCGAACGCAGATGGCTTTGTTAGGAGAGTCTTATCACCGAACAATATAGTACCTTCGCCAGGGAATGTTACTATTGGGTTGATACCTCTCTTGTAAAGCTGATCGCGATCGGTCTTGTTTGGATTGTAAGCCATACGGATTACGTTCTTAATTTGACCACGATTGAATCCAGCTGGAGAAAACCACGGATCGCGCTCGTTGTCGGTGCGAACCATCGTGCCGGCTGTATCACCATTGCCAGGAACATAACGATATACGTCATTATACTTATCGTATTGATACTTCCAACCTGTATCTAGTATCGCATACGAAGTTGATGGCAGTGTATTGCGGAAAGCTACGATGTCATCTACTTCTGATCCTGCATAAGCAGAATTATCAACAACATCAGAGCGCAGAGGCGAAAGCGCAACAACACAATCTTTGCGATATTCTGCAATGTTATTGATAAGATGTATTGCGCGTGTTGCGTTTGCGTCTGATCCAAGAAGAATCGACACATCAACAGTTTCAGCTGATTTGAATAGATTGTATCCGTTTATGTAATCAGCAGCGCGAGGTGAATTACCATCCCTACCTTGTGTAAACGAAAGGGATAATATTGGCTGAGTTCCTGCACCAAAATTAACTGCTCTTAGATGAGAAGCGCCACCAAAAGTGTGTGCTGGAAGTTGAGCAGCGAACCAAACATAACGAGAACCGTTATTCAGTTGATCCTTAAAGAAAATATTATTTCCGACTTCGTCAACAGCTCCAGAAGCTTTAGAAACAGCAGCAAATACTTCTAATATCGTTCCTGATGTTCCAGAGAAACGACCGTCCTCGTCAACAACAACAATGTGCATTTCGTCATTGCTTCCACCATTACGAGATACGCTCGTTGATGTTCCTGGAGCAGATGGCACATTATCGAAATACTCCCAACGACGAGTAGCTGAAGTAGTCGTTGCTGAATTACCAGTATACTTAGATTGCAAAGTGATCGTTGGACCAGAAACGGAAGAAACTTTAATTATTTGCTTATCTGGTCCGCAAAGGATGATGTCGCCGGAAACAAGCCTAGAAGCTGCGACTGTATTAGAAGCAACGACACTAACACTGTTGTTAGTGAAAGCTAGAGTTCCGGAAATCGTGCTTTCGAATGCGTTTGCTGTTGGACAAACTGAAATACGCAAAGAATTTCCAAGTTCGCCAGGATACTTAGCGACGAATGGTCCGACGCCTACGATACCGTCGTCAAACTTATTAGCATGATCGGTTTCGTTGAGAATCAGCGTGATCTTGGTATTTGCAGCATTTGTTGTCGCGTTTCGTGCTGCAGCAGTATCTGTAGAACTCGTGTTGGCTCTAACAACACGCACAACATACAACGAATTGCCATAAGCTAAGAAGTTTGCTGCTGTGAAGAAGTCAGAAGCAGTATTGCCGTTTGGCGCATAGAACTGTTTTGCTAGTGTGTCTTCTGAGTCGATGAGTGCGCGTTGTAATACGGGACCCCAACGAAAATGACCAGCGATTGCGCCTGTAGACGTACTTACAGCAGGGATAATTGCTGTGAGATCGATCTCACTTACATTAACACCTGGAGAAACTTGGAAAGCCATCGGACTTATCTCCTTTTATAAAAAAACGAAGTATTTTCTTCGCGCCCTAAATCCTACTCGTTTTATTTATAAAAACACGGCTTTATTACCAAGCACCAGTATCTGTGAATCCAGAATCGTCCTGATTTGACGATTCCATTGATTGAGTAGCTCCGCCGTCGTCTATAAATCCCACTGGTAGCAAATCGTCGTGTACATCTTTCATAGTCTCATTAGCTAGATTACGACGTATGTCGCTATTAGTTAAATCCTTGAAGTATGACTGAGTAACGAGCCAACCAAAAAGAACTAGGGTCATAGCTAAGTCGTCGTGCCCGCCTTCTTCGGCTCTATATGTGTCTTTGACTTCTACGAAATTAGTCAGTTCTTCGATAGTATCAAAGTCTGTGATTAATAGTTTATTAGATTCGATGATAGTCTTTAAGTTCGAACACCCAATTTTCTTTACAGATTTTGTTGTACGCACACCAAAAG